ACACCCCAATGTAGATTCTAGATTAGTTATTACTAATGTTTTAAATCCAATCTCTGATCAGATTAAGGCTCTTCTAGCTATACAGGTTAATTTTGGTTATGAAGGTATAGTGCTTCGACAAGATGATACTCTTATTAAGGTTAAGAATCGAGAAACTCATGACGTTCCTATTCTTGCTATTGAGGAGGGTAAGAATAAAAACACTGGGAAATTAGGGTCCTTTATTACTCCCTTAGGTAAGGTTGGTATAGGTTTTACTGATCTCCAGCGTACAGAGTTCTTCACTCAAGACCTCGTTGGTAAGATTATTGAGGTGGATTGTATGGAGCTCACCCCTTCAGGGAAGTTCAGACACCCTAGATTTATAAGATTAAGACTAGATAAATAATGGAAATTAATATTAAAAATTGGGCGCTGGTTCCAAATTACCAGAAGGAGCTTCTTAGAAAATATGATGATATATCCTTTGGTTATACTAAGGAACTCAGTATGTTTTTACAGGTGTATGCAGGTGAGTATTCTTATGTGCACGCATCTACATCACCGTCAATAGTAACGCTACAGGAAAAATTTGTAGAATTAGTTAACACACTACTTACACTAGAGATTGGAGAACCTGCCGATGGTTTTGATTTACTTACTAAAGGCGAAAACGGATATAGATAATGTTAGAATCATATAAAATGAAGTTTGTAGATTTCTCACAGCCAGACCCCCTGTAGAGAAAGATCAGTGGGATTACTATGAGATATGGGTAGGTCATTATCACTTAGGGCAGGGATACGATCCCCCGACTAGTCCACAGCGTATAGGTACTGTTTATGCCCCATCTTTTAAGCAGGCTTGTTACATATACGAGCTTGAGAGTTCGCTTCGTACAGCTAAATCTACTAAGTTAGGTAATAGAGATTACGTTAGCTCTTACGATCCACACAAAATGTATAACTCTTGGACTGGGTACTACTACCCTTCAAGAGAGGAGGCTTTAAAATCTTTTAAACGATAGGATATGAGAAGAAATGAAATTCACATGAGAATGAAACTTCAAAACGGTATAGAAACTACAGTACCCTATTCTTGGGCGCGAGAGGCTTTACGCTGAACCTCAACTACAGATAAGTATGGTAGAACACGTCCTTACCCTTTAGAGCTCTCATTCCCCCAATTAGATACTGAGCATATATACAATATTATTGCTCACCAGACTTCCGCTTCTAGAGTTAAACGTATGACTAATTCTAAATTAAAAGAGCTTATGGAACTAGTATCCCTACTTAATGCAGAGCTCCGTTACAGGCACTTCGAGCACAAATCCACAGAAAAATAGATTAAACCAGAAAATTATGACTAATGTAGGTGAAGAATTACGCGAACACTTCGAAGAGTTAAAGGAAGATTACCCATCCCTTACTGTTAGGTGCGTACATTTGTATTATTGCGGGTACCCTTTAGACCCAGACAAGGAGCCAAAATACCCTTTCTTAAAGGAAGGCGAAGACTTAGAACTCTTTTTAAAGAAGTGCGATGAATTTGAGTACGACTCTGGTTACCATAACCAGAATCTTGAGGGTACTATATGGTATACTGATGGTACTTATTCTAATAGGTATGAATATGATGGTTCTGAGTGTTGGGAATATCAAATTGTTCCCGAAATTCCACCACATTTACTAAACGAACATAAACAAACAGGTCAAGATACTACATCTTTACAGGTAAAAAGAGAGGACTTAAACTAAAGTTTACGATCTTTGTACTTCCTACAGTCGATGAGCGGACTGTATTCAGCATTGAGGGCCGAAATGGTAAGTAGATGCTTAGACATCGGATAACTGCGATAATGAAATTATGGAAGAATGGTTACTACCTTCCTACTCTATTTAGAGGTTTAAGCAGGGTTTCTCCGGTAAGGAAAAAATATCTTTATACATATAACCGCAAACTGGGAAAAGGTCTATTAGCTCTTAAAGTTTTCCCTGGGTCCCTTTATAAGGAGCACTGTTTGCCATTAAAGTATCTAGACAAGTAACTAAAGAAGTCCAAAAATTTAGGATTTCTAGGGGGTGAACTATGTTCAGTACCATACCTCTCCACTCTCCTACTTAGGAGAGCCGCAGCTTCGCAGCGGGTAGATAGAAGGGGATTTTTTAATTTATGTTAACTTGCGCTACTCTTTAATTCCGAGGCGCCCATACTATGCACTAATGACACTACTACATACATGCCCATTTTGTACTAATCAAGATGAATTCTCACTCTCACAAAGAGCACTTGATATGTACCTTTCGCACCTTAATAAGCCTACACAGATTAAGTTTCAGTCTAGATGCAGCTGTTGTAAATCTTTTTCTGTAATTAATCTTGATCAAGAGTTGGATACTCAGTAAAATTGTCGTATCTTTGTACACATGGAAGATAAGATAAAATTACTCGACGATCGGTTAGTAGATACTTGGTATGAATCACATACTCTATTTCTCTACTTTCACTCCTCTCATAAAACTTTTACAGCGCCGCTCTCCCTCGAAGCTGAGAAGCACTTTCAAGCTTTCGTCTCTATTTTGCCTATGCTCACTTCGCAAGAAGTTATGAATTACTTTGCTTCACATGCCTAATCCTGAGAGATACGCAGTATTCATGGACCTTCATGGACAAGATCTTTGTATAACTCTTCCAATTAATTGGGATAATTACATAACAGATCAGCAGGTAGAACAAGCTGTATTCTATCTAGTTCTTAATGATATTGTGGATACTGTATTTATTGATTTAACAATTCAAGAAGTACAACACTATGCTATATTATTTAACGATTCCCTCGATCCCTCAATTTCGTCAGGGGAATAAATATCATCTAACATTCCAAAATCAGGACTATTATTTAGATGATCCGAACATTATGTTTTCGGCACCAAACCTTAAAATCGCTCGCTCCTATTTAGAGGATTCACATCTTCAGTCTATTCTCAAACGAGTAAAACTTTTCGGACATGTATTTTTAGATACTACTAAAGCGATATTTAATGGACCTAATCAATCAACTAATAGATCTAGTCTCAAATATTAATATTCAGGACACTATTGTTCCCTATTTAAAGGATAAATTAGAGACTAACCAATTCTTTTTTACTGGTACTGTCTTAGGCACAGTAGCGATGATTAGAAAGCCTATCGCCTCGTCCCTTCTATTCTTATGGAGAAGGGGTATTAGAAAGATTACCTACTCTGTCTCTATTGAGCAAAATGATCGTATGTTCCCATACATCGATAAATATCTATCTGAGAAATATCCTTCCACGTTTCGTAACGTAGAGATACAGACTAGACGTAAAAACTCAGTTGATACATATATTGATGAAGATAAAACCCCAATTAAGTCAAATCCTTACGAGACAACCTATATGCATGAGAATGACTTCATCTTGATTAGACGGGGTCTTACTTATATTCAAATCTCAAAACGCAAACAAACCCTAGAGGCTGCTAGAGATTTTATGAATATGCATAATCGTACTTACTATCTCTCAGGTATCTTTGCAAAAAGACAGGTTATTAAACTCTTAAAAGAGGTAAAGGAGTACTGGGATAAGAAATGGGAAGAGGAGTACGTTACTAACACCCGCATTAAACTCTTCACCCCAGGAAAGTGGGGATGGGAGAATAAAGGTGATATTAAAGGTAAGCCAATGTCTGAGACCTTCTTTGAAGGAAAACAGGATGTACTTGATGATATTACTACTTTTAAGAATGATCACGCTTACTACAAGAAACTCTGTATACCTTATAAGAGGGGTTATATGTTTTATGGTGCTCCTGGTAATGGTAAGTCTACTCTAGCCCACGCACTAGCTAAGGAATTAGGGATGTCTATTTACCTCTTAGATTTACACACAGTAGCTTCAGATTTTCCTAAATTTATCTCCTCTATTGAGCCTAACTCAGTTATTCTTATTGAGGATATAGATACCTTCTTTAATGGGCGTAAATCTGTTAATGATAATAAAGTTAATTTCTCAACTTTTATTAACGCTCTAAACGGGATCTCTACTATTGAGAATGTGGTTACTGTGTTTACAACTAATCACCCTGAGAACTTAGACCCCGCCCTTACTAGAGATGGGAGGTGTGATTTTAAACTCGAGTTAAAGAATCCTACTAAGCCCCTAGTGGAGGAATTTCTCACCCACGTGTTTGAAAAACCAGTCACACTCTCTTCATACACCCCAAACAAGTCCTTCTCTCAAGTACAGAATATCGTACTTAGGAATATCGCCAACCTAGAGAAAGTAAAACAAGAATTAAGTGGAGCAAGTTAAAATCATTATTTACACTACATATGGGAGCATCGTTTCTTTTGACTTCCCTTATCCTAATTTTACTGATGAGGAGATTCTAGAGGAGTTGCACGATGAGACTGATCTATACCCAGAATTCCATACACCTATTAAATCTCACCACAAGATACTACGCTACTATTCCCACCAAATGGGAATCCAAAATTTAGATTATGGGACCAAAAGCTTTAGGCCGTTACAAGAAGGCTTACGATAAATTATTAACTTCTGGATTTTTCTGGGAGTTCTATCCCCATCTCTCAGGAGAATGGCATAAGGACAAGGATACATTTATTAAAAACGAACAGTTTTTGCAAAAGCGTAGAAACTCCCTAAAACGTAAAAAGTAATGCATCTATTGTTTGTTGATTGCGAAACTACGGGTAATGGCAAAGACCCTAATCATGATATATTAGAGTTATCATGTACACTAGCGACTGATTCATCAGGGACCATTGATATGTTCTCTGGTAAATACGCACCTAACGATACCACGAGATATCAGAAAAGCTCCAGTGGTAATTTAATTAATTACACTAAAGCTTCTTCTTACGCTAGGAAATCCAAGAAGACAAACAATGAAGCCCTAGTCACGTTTATTAAGTGACTAGATATGATCACTGCCCCCACTAAAGAAAATAAGTTTGGGAATCGCCTTCATCTAGTTGCGTATAACGCCGCCTGGGACTACAGGCACCTAAAGAACTGGATTAAAAGAGCGCGTAGAGATTTAAGTGAATTCTTTTATACTCCTCCTATATGTGTTATGACTCTAGCCGCTATTAGGCACGGTAGATTTCTCTCACTACGAGAAGCCTGCCTTCTGGAAGGAATCCAATTGAATAAAGATAGACTCCATACTGCTACTTACGATAGAGAATTAACCGAACGACTGTACTACAAGTACGCAAAAAACATACGATCCTAATGCAAATAAATTACCCGAATACTGACCAGAGGAAATTCCTCTACGTTTATTTAGACCTATTAGGAATCTTGAAAGGGGATGAATCTCTTGCCCTGTCCAAACAAGAGAAATTAGTATTAATCGAATTTCTTTTACTCCCAGTAGAATTTAAGTATTACAAATTCTCACTCCCAGGTAAAAAGAAAGTTATGTCCTACCTTAATACTCACACTGAGTATTCGGTAAACAGAAATAGATTAAATACTATTATCTACAACCTGATTGAAAAAGGATGGTTGTACAGAGATGAAGACAAAGTTATATTCCTACGCCCCTTCTTAGAAAAAGCCCTCAGAGCTTATGATGAGAACCAAGGCATAGATATTACAGTTAGATTTAGACATGATAATAAAGCCGGTAACAGAGATAATACACCAGACAGCGAAGTTGACCAAGCTTCCCTATAGTACTGTTGAGAAGATAGTTCTATCTCAGTTTTCCTCCTATAAAAATTATGTACTTCATCCCACTAAGTACGGGATAAGATTTGAAAACCTAGGACGGATAGTTCTGTCACATAAGTCAGTGGTCTTTTCCCTTAGTGCTGTAATCTCCTCTTATAGAGGGGGATTTATCAACAGAGAAAAATTTGAAAGAGATTTTAAGTACCTTTGAAGGTTACGCCACATCGCTAAAGATGGGGAAGAAAATAGAAAATTTAAGAAACGTTTTGGCACATGGCATTACAAGAACAAATAGAGTTGCTTGGTAATCGAGTAGTTATTAAACTAGACGAAGTTACCGGGCACAAAGTTACTGAATCAGGACTACACGTCCCTAAATTTGGAAACGAACTTACTGAAGGAGGAAAACCAATTCCTCGTACATCTTCAGATAAACATTTATCTGTGGGAACTGTTGTACTCATTTCCCCAGGCGCTAAAATTAAATTTGAAGAGGAAGGCTCAACACTTGAGCCAGGAGACCGTGTTTATGTAGCACTCTCTTCTGTATCACCAAGATTCCAATTCTTTTTAGACCGAGACACTTTGTTGCCAGACTTTGATGGTCATATATGTGTCGCACATTCACAAGTAGAAGCAAAAATTAATACAAATGAAAATCACAAATAAGACCGCAAGAGCAGCAATTATTGAGTATACTAAAACTCTCGAAGCAGAGAAAGCTCAACTTCAAAAAGCCGCTGAACAAAACTTCGTAGCCGCTAAAGCTAACGCAGAAGTTGCTAACTTCTTCCATGAGAAGTTTGAAAAAATTGATGCCGCATTCGCAGTATCAGCTTTTAAAGGAAATCCAAACCGTAGCTGGACTTGGTATGTTCTAAACATCGGAGCTATCCTTGATGTTATCAAACTAGTATTTGAATACTTGGAAGAGATCCGAAATAAAATTCGCGAAATCCGTAATCAAAATGCAGAAGGTTAAGCCATCTGATATTAAAAATTACATTCAAGGAAACGCTAAGTATTACTTAGGAGCTAAACCGCACGAGAGGGAGCAGGCTAAGCTAAGAGCTTATCTTTGCTCTCCTTGTTTGGTTGATGGTAGATGCAAGGATTGTAAATGTCCCACACCCAATATGTTCTATGCGCCTAATAAAGTAGACACTGAACAGAAGTGGGGGCCATTCCTTTCTGAAATCCAATGGAAAGCTCTTAAAGAAAATATTAATGAATATAAAGAGTTTATTGATAGTCTAAATGATGCTACTGAATAACTTTGATTTAGAGTCTGATTTCTGGGATTCTAACCCTGAGATGAAGATACTCTTTAAGAAGTATAAAGATACCCCATCTAAAGTTATGTGGGGACTCTTCTTAATTTATCATCCTGAATCTAAATTCTCCGAAGAGGATGAAAACACTCGTATCTCTTTAGTTAAAGATGACTTCCTTGAAGATAAATCTTTTAAGATATCAGATTATGAAGATCTAATACAGATCATTAAAGACTCTGTACTTACTAGAGCTGAAAGGCGCCTTCTTTCTTGGAAAAAGAAACTAGAAGAGCGTGATGTATTTGAAGACACTCTCTCTTACACTACAGAGACTTTCGAAGTAGTGGATAAGGTTCTTACTCAAGGGGCTAAACTTTGGGACGCCTATGAGACTGTGATCTCAAGATATAATAAAGAGAAGGAGGGTAGAACTACTGGTGACATTCAAGAGTCACTCTCTGAGCAAGGAACAATATAACATGGGGGTGAAATGGAATCGACTGGATTGCGTGGGTAACACTTTTTTAAACGGCAATACTACTTATTTTGCTATCGAGATCGAGGATTTCCATAGCTACGTCCCTCAGGAGGATGTCACCGTTCCTGAATTTGAATACCAATTAGTTTAATACACCGCGCTCGCTAGAGCGCTTACCTGAGTAAATCCCACTTTAAAACGCAATGGCAGGACATGGCTTCGAAGCCATCACTTCCACTAAAACACTGAGTATGGACTTCACTATTGATGGAACAACATCACAAAATCTAGCAGCAGCTGGAACGACTACAAATAACGGTTTTGTATTACGCAATTCCGGGTCTTTTACCTTCTATCAAGGTAAGACCGTAACATTGGAGCTAGAGTTCTTCGATAATGACTACGAAGATATTTACAAAGTGATTAAAAGAATACAAAAAAAGATTATAGACGACGCTCAGATTAAGAGTGTAAAAATAGATTAAATTATGGAAGATATGGAAATGGCCTCAGCGCCACAATCAGATACGGCACAGAAACGAGATCGTCATGTTCTTCGCTTAACACTGGGTTGGGAGAATAACGATGCTGATCGCAGGAGCATTAATGCAGAACTTCTTCGGAAAATAGCAAGCTACATGGATGTTATTGCTGAAAATGCTCCAGGAGATTTTCAAATTGTAGATATGGATATGTCAACCCGTTGGTACTAATGAAAGTAGAAGATATCAGAATACAGTTTATTGAGAACAATCACGGTTATTCAGAAGCGTATAAATCACTTCTGTCTAACATCGCTATGATTGGAAGTTCCGTAGCTACTAATGTAGAGGGACAACAGGACGAATTGCTAGAGACTATCAGATGCTTTTCACTTGCAGCTGATAAATTAGAAGAATCAGCAATGTGGCTTAACAAAGCCTTCGTACTAGTGGAAAACAACTTAGAACTTAAAGAGCAAAAGGGTACTCTAGATGTGGAGATCCCAGACCAGCCAGAACAACCAGACCAAGATACAAATGGATAAAAAAGTACTATTTGAGAAAGAAGTTAGAGACGGACTTTATAATGGTATCCGAATACTCTCTAAAGCAGTAACCTCCACCTTAGGGCCAAAGGGAAGGAATGTTGTTATACAACCACAGTACGGCCCAATTGTAGTGACAAAAGACGGCGTCACTGTAGCGAAACATACTATTTTACAAGATCCTCTAGATAAGCTGGGTTCCGAGATTGTGAAACAGGCAGCCCAACAGACAGCTTCTGTCGCAGGAGATGGTACGACAACAGCCACTCTCCTAGCTTATGGATTGGTTAGCGAATACTTGCCTCTCGTGAATTCAGGTACATCACCAATAGATGCGAAAAGAAAGATCGAAGAGATGACTGAGAAGGTAGTCGCTGCAATCGAACAGGAAGCGACCCCAGTAACTCAGGAGGATATTTACAAAATAGCCGCGATCTCAGCTAATAATGATGAGAAAATTGGAACTCTTATTGGAGACGCTTATAAAGAAGTAGGACGTGAAGGGGTAATTACAGTAGAGTCTTCTCGCACTGGCCACACTTACACTACTTTCTCTGAAGGAGCTACCTTTAATAGGGGCTACCTATCACCATACTTTGTTACAGATCCCAAAAAGGATGAGGCTGTACTTGACGACCCATACATCCTTGTAACGAATATGAAACTCTCTGCCATTCAAGATGTACTCCCAATTTTGGAAAAGGTTAATGCTAAAGGAAAGGGACTAGTTATTGTCGCAGATTCGGTTGAAGGGCAGGTACTTCAGGTACTAGCCATGAATACAGCAATGGGGAATCTTAAGTGTGTAGCTATCAACGCTCCTTCGTTTGGGGACAATAGAATGGATCTTTTAGGCGATTTAGCAGCCCTAACAGGTGCAGAACTACTCTCCCTCAACTCCGGTAAACGTATTGAAGATACTACCCTTGAACAGCTTGGAAGATGTAAAAAAGTTATATCTCGTCGAGAAGAGACTATATTTGTAGATACTAAGATTGACAAAGAACGTGTTGATCTTAGAGTTGAACAGATAAAAAATCTTCTTGAGAATGCTGATGGGGAAGCGTATCTTACAAAACAATTGCAAGAAAGATATGCAAGACTAGCAGCTAAAGTATGTACTCTGCATGTCGGAGCTTCCACTGAAACAGAGATGGAAGAAATCAAATCACGGGTAGATGATGCTCTTCGTGCTACACGCTCTTCAATTATGAAAGGTTACGTAGTAGGTGGTGGAACTCTTTTCGCTAGACTTTCAAAGAGTCTAATCAAAGATGCCTCCCCTTTAGAGAAAGCATTTCTAAACGCTCTTGCCTACCCTGTGAAGAAAATAGCGCAAAATGCCGGATTAGTTCCTGAAGTTGTTCTTGAAAAAGTTACACAAGTTGAGGACAAGAATTTTGGATTCGATGCCAAAAATCTAGAATATAAAGACCTAGTGAAAAATGGAGTTATTGATCCTGCCTTAGTGCTGGAGCAAGCTATCAAAAACGCTTCTTCAGCAGCTTCCATGGTTCTACTTTGTGATACAGCTATCTTTCATGCTGATCAGAGTAAACCTGTCTACGAGCCTGGCAGCTTAGATGAATATGGTCAGCAGTAAAGAATTTTTAGTGGACATACCTTCGCTCCACCCGTTGTCTTCTGCGTACAAAACGTTTTGGAGAGAACAGAAGAGAAGGTGCATAGAGGGGTACTGGGTAAGTGGACGATGGATGCCGCCTACCCTGTACTTTTATGCAAATTTTGGTACGATTAAGATAAAGAAGAAAGGACGCAACTATAAAATGTTTGGTCGTCCTTGGCTCCGAGACCTAGAGTGGGAAACATTTTACCACTACGCTGAGGCTCGGGGCTTTTCTGGTTTTATGTATGATGACGAATACACATGCAATAGAGAGATACTAAAGGATGAGCTGGACTTTGATTTCTTAAAAGAAGAGTGTCCGCATGTGTTTAATTCAGAAGGTAAGATTAAAAAGTATATTCCAGCAAGAGACTATATGAGAAAGATCCACCACACAGATCTCGGACCAGCAGTGTATGAAAACTCCACATACAATCTGATGATGATGGGATCTCGTGAAACAGGTAAGTCTTATATGGTAGCTGTGGGGATGGTGCTTCACAACTTCTTATTTGATGGAGCTACTGTTTACAACGAGGAATCTATTCTCCATCCACAGCCTATTGAAACTCTTGTTGGAGCCGAAGATTCTAAATACTCAGGAGACATCCTACTTAAAGCTAAGGAGGCTTTAGAAAATCTACCCGGTAGAACTGTGGTTGGAGAAAGAGTATACCCCTCGCCTTTTTCTAAGCAGTATAAAGGTTCTTGGGCCCCGGGTTCTGGGATAATGCACTTTTACAAAAAGAAATTCCCAGGGGGCTGGGACACAGTGGGATCTAAGTCTACCATAAAGCACAGAACCTTTAATGATAATGCGTACGCTGCTCAAGGTACTCGTCCCGCATTAATGGTATTAGAGGAATGCGGTATGCTCTCCAACCTTAAGGATATCTACACCAACACTGTGGATAACTTCCGTGTAGGTCTTTGGAGAGTTGGAACTTTAATGATGCTAGGTACTGGTGGTGATATGGATAAGGGTACGCTTGATGCCTCCGAAATGTTCTACGAACCAGAGAAGTACGACATCTTACCATTTGACGATATCTGGGAGAATCGAGGCAAGATCGCTTACTTTATCCCGGCGTACATGGCTTTGAATGAGCATAAGAATGACAACGGGGATACTAACAAAGAAGCGGCAATCGCAGCTCTTAAAAAAGAAAGAGATAAAAAACGTAAAGCTGGTGGTTCTTCAGATGCTCTTAATAAGGAGATGCAGTATCGTCCTATCGTTCCATCTGAAATGTTCTTGGCTAGGAACGCAAATATTTTTCCGACAGCAGAACTTAGAAACAGATTAACTAAAGTCCTGAACGAGAATTTATATGAACAAGCCGAAAAGAAAGTAGATCTCTATTTTGATTCTACTTCAACCACTTATAATGGAGTAAATTACTCCCTTAATAACAATAACACTGCGATCTCTAGATTCCCATTTGAAGAGGATGATAGGGAGGGCTCTGTTGTAATTTATGAATTTCCCCAACTTATAGATGGGGTTGTTCCACCAGGAGCATACGTAATTGGATGTGACCCATTTAAAGATGATTCCGCTACTGGTAATTCGCTTGCAGCGATTTATGTTATGAAAACTAATAAGTACTTTTCTCAGATTGGGCATGATGAGATAGTAGCTTCTTATATAGGTAGACCATACCAAGGAAAGAATGCAGTGAATGAGATACTTCACAAATTAGCTCTTTTTTATAACGCTAAGATTTACTTTGAAAATGCTGTAGGAAACGTTAAAGATTACTTTGAGAGAGTAAAAAGATTAGATCTGTTGGCTACGCAGCCAGTCACAATTTTTAATAAGAAGGCGTCATACAATACTAATACCCCAATGATTTATGGTTATCCAATGTCCAACCAAAAAGTGAAATGGGAAGCTATACAGTATCTTAGAAACTGGGTATTAGAAGAACGTTCTTTAGACGGAGAAGGCACATTAAGAAATCTAGATTTAATTCTGGATATTGGGCTTCTGCAGGAGCTCCTAGCTTTTACCATGGATGGTAACTTTGACCGCGTAATGGGACTAGCCGGATGTGTGATAGGATTGGAGGAGACCTTCAATATCAACAAGAGACGCGATGAGGCAGCTATGTCTCAAACTCACGTTGAATTTAATAATTTTATTGTTAACAATACTAAACTATTTAGAAATGAAAAAATTTCCGCGACAACAGATCAGCTATTGGAAGAAAGTCAAGGATGACTATCAGTGGTGTAAAGACACCATAGATTCTCTTTTAATAGAGTATACTGATAATAGTCGGATAGTTAATTATGCAGATTCCTATGATAGAAAGCTAGCAAACTATCAGCTGTATAATAACATGATCAACCAAGCAGATTTTGAAAGGGAGTGCAATCCCCTAGGAATCGAGGTTGGGCAGTTCAAAGATGAGATTCAACCTTACAACAAGACTTATAACAAAATTCAAGTTCTGTTGGGTGAAGAGTTAAGAAGACCATTTAACTATAAAGTGGCGCTTATAAACTCTGAAGGCATAAAATCAAAACTTGAACACAAAGACGCTCTTTTAAAGAACTTTGCGATGTCAAAAGTTCAAGAGGCTATCAAGTCTGTTTCTGACATATTCCCTGTGGAACTAGTGGGGGAAGCAGACCAAATAATGGACCCTAAAGAGATTGATAAATACATGGCTACTTCTTATCTTGATGCTAAGGAGATTGCCGGGTCTAAAATAATTGACTACCTGTACAAGAAACTTGATATCCCAGATAAGAAAAATGATGCGTTTAAACACGCACTTATCGCCGGAGAAGAGTTTGTTTACGTCGGCACTAAGAATGACCAACCTTATGTGGAAGTACTAAACCCACTAGGGTTTTTCCACTACAAGTCTTCTGAAGTAAAATATGTTCAAGACGGGCTTTTTGCTGGTTATAAAACTTATATGACTTCAGGAGAAATCCTAGACAAGTACGGACGTTATCTTTCCGAAGAGGACAAGAAAAGAATTGACGCTGATTACCAAGGTCCTATAGGATCAGACTCCTTAATCGCTAAGGATATGCGTTATGGGCACGAGACTAATGACTCTAACAAGTACCTAACCCCTCAGTTATTTGAAGGATCATACGGGCAATCAGACCCTAACGATTGGTTAGTATCTCACGTTGAATGGAGATCTCAAAAGAAAGTCGGCTTTTTAAAGTTCATTAATGATTATGGGGATACTGAAGAAATACTAGTATCAGAGGATTACAGGCTTCCAAAGAACGCTACCAAAACAACAGTGGAAGAGAAGTGGGGAGCTAAGACTACTTATTATTATTGGACTGATATAAATGGCAATCCCTATACTTTGTACTGGGACTACATCCCAGAAATCTGGGAAGGTACGCGCATAGGCAATGACATTTACTGTATGATGGGTCCACGCCCTAATCAGTTTAGATCTTTGGATGATCCTTATGATGTTTCATTGTCCTACCACGGCTGTATTTACAATGCGATGAATGCTGAGTCAGTTTCATTAATGGAACGAATGAAACCTTATCAGTACCTCTTTTTCATTGTGATGCACAAGATAAAGAAATTGATCGCTCAAGACAATGGTAAGATCTTTAATATAGATACTACTATGCTTGATCCAAAGCTAGGTTGGGAAAAGACTATGTACTATCTTAAGGAGATGAACATGCACTTTTACAACCCACTCCAAAACGCAGATCAGCCAGGAGCTCACCAACGATCCTCGGCTCTATCTTCTACAGATTGGAGCACTGCGCAGAATATATCTAACTATGTTAATCTTCTTCTAGCCCTTGACCAACAAATTTCTGATGTTGCTGGTATCACTAAGCAAAGAGAAGGACAGACTCTGCCAGGAGAAGCCGTGACAAATGCACAGGCTAATATTCAGATGTCTTCTGTAATTACTGAGATTTATTTTCAAGCTCACGATAAAAACTGGGAAAAAATTCTCAACTCATTGCTTAACGTTACCCAAGAAGCTTGGAGAGGAAAAAACGTCACTAAGCAGTATATTCTTGATGACATGTCGCTAGCTACCATAAATGTTGATATGGAAGAATTAGATGACTCTGATTTAGGAATATTTGTAACCACAGCCGGAAGAGAACAGTTTTTGTTTGATGCTCTGCAATCTATGGGCCAGGCACTTATTAGTTCTAACAAAGCTAGATTCAGCGACCTTATCAAGGTGTACAAGTCTACTTCAGCAGAAGCCCTTGAACGTGAGATTGTTGCTTCTGAGCAAGAAGTTATGAAACAAGAAGCTGAGCAACAGCAACTTAATCGTGAAACTCAAATGGAAATTGCTAGACTTGAAACTGAGCTAGAAAGATATAAGATTGATACTGATAATGAAACCAAGATAAAGGTAGCAGAGATCGGGTCATTCCGTTTCCTACAGGATCAAGACGCAGACAACAATGGGGTACCAGATCAACTAGAGATTGAGAAGTTTAAAGTTGATACCGAGATTAAAAAAGAAAAACTACAACTAGAGAGAGAAAAGCTAGAGATGGAAGAAAAACAACGTGAGAAAGACCGAGCTGCCAAGAAGGCATCTAAATAGGGCTATATCTATACAAAATTTCTTTATATTCTAGTATAATATACAATATTTAATGAATTATTTTTGTTATGGATAATATTAACTTTGACGACGCTATTCTATTCGATGAGTTAGAATCCGCCATGGGTGTAACCTCAACAGAGGATACAGACGACAATATTGAAGAAGAAACTCAAATTGACGAGAATGAAATTGAGACGGATGATCCCGGCACAGAAGATGACCAGGAGCCTGATGATTCAACTCATGAGGAAGATGATGAAGACGAGCAAGACGAAGACGATACGACAGCTCAGGTTGCTAAAGAACAGTTTGAAATTTGGAAACAAAGTGGACTTTTAGATGTACCAGAGGACTTCGAATTCGACGGTAGCGTTGATAAACTTGAGGAAGCTAAGGAGCTTACAGTAAAGAATCGATACGCGCAGGTATTTAACGCCATGATGGAGAGGATGCCCGCTGAGTTTCGAGACATACTCACTTACGCCTCCAAGGGAGGTTCTTCCGTTAAAGATTTCTTAGATACCTATATGCCCGCAGAAACAGTAGACTTAGATCTAACTTCTGCGGAAAATCAGAAAAAGGTTCTTAGAGAATACTACACCAGAACTAACCCAAATTATACTCCAGAACGTGTGGATAAGTTAATCTCCTCACTAGAAAAAGCGGAAGCTTTGGAGGAGTCTGCTCAAGAGGCAGCAGTTGAATTACAAGACCTACTTGTAGAACAACGCCAACGCCTTATAGAGCAACAAGAACTAGATAATCAAAAGGCAGAAGAAAGACGGGAGCAACGCACAACGGAACTCCTTAATGTGATCGATTCTGGTAATATGGAATTGATGCGCAAAAACAGGCTAAAAGCTGCCTTGTTAAAGCCTGTAGATAGTGATGGTAGAACAATGGACGCGACTACCAAAACTATTTCTATGATATATCAAAATCCGGAACACTACGTTCAATTGGCCGACATTCTTTTAGATTACAAACCAGATAAAGGTTTTGATCTTGATCGCCTAGCGACAAAGAAGGTTACCAAAAAGGTGTCCAACTTTAGGAAAATGATAAAAGAAATCGATCCAAAAACAAAAATGACAGGATCGTCTTCTCGTAAAAAAGACCTAAGGATTGACAAACAACTTGAAGATTTTTTAAATGCACAATAAATTAATTTATGCCAGCTCAATCTACATATGTAATTAAGAAGCTTGAAGGATTTGGTGGAACTTTTACTGACTCTCAGTACCTCGGTGCTGCGTATGAAACAGGAAAACCTCACGTATTCGAGCAAACTCTTATGAAGGTATACTCTTCTCAGTCTATGTTCTTTGGCAACAAACCGTTGTTGGGAATGACTGGAGCAAAGGGTGTGTCTAACATTAAAGAAGTAACTAGCGAAATCTATCGTTGGTATCTTCAGGGCGCCGAGAGAAAATGGGCACGCGTGGTAGAAAACCTCGAAGCAGGTAACGCTACACCAGGTCTCAACGGCACCACAATCCAAGTTAAATTGGATTTGGACTATTATGTAAACCCAGATGTACTCTTGTCTGAAGACAATGAAGTACCACTCGCTATCATCGATGGTCCTGTAAGCGATGCTACTGGTAATGTCTACACTCTTCGCATTCAGAGCGATGATCCAACACTCTACCTCGATCCACAATACTTGGAACAAGGACGCGAGTTCTCTAAAGCTTGGACTTCCGTTTCTTCTGAATACAACGATAAGTGGGGATCTCAGCAGTATCCAAACTCCTTCCAGTTGGAGAGCCAACTCTCTTACTTTGCAGAAGGTCAATCTTTCACAGATAAAGCTATCCGTCAAGGCGGTCGTCTGGCTGTAGATTTCCTCTACACTGGTTACGATGGAAAAGAGAAGCGCATCTCCTCTTTCATGCCTATGGCCGAAAGTGCAATGTGGGAGAGCTTCTACAGAGGGATGGAAGTTCAATCAGTATACGGTAAGAAGTCAACTCAGCCTTCAACTACTTCTAAGTACTGGATCAAGACTGGTCCTGGTATGCGCGAGCAGTTGAAAGACTCTTGGTTGGAGTACTTCAATGGTCCTTTGTCAGTAAACAATCTGAAGGATTACTTGATGAACATCTACTTCGCCCGTGAAAACGAAACTAATCGTAAAGTAGTTGCAATGA